CTTGACATCAAGCACGTTGGGTTTGTTGAGTCTGAAAAAGAGGAAGATGCAAATGGCGCGGGTTGCTCACCTGATGGATTGGTTGGATGGGCGGGGCCGTGGCTTGAAGATCGCGCAACCAGCGTGCTCCAAGGCGCAACCCCCCACTGGAGCGGCATTGAAATCAAGTGCCCCGAACTCAAGACTCACATTGGATACCTACTGGCTGGAAAGCTGCCGGATGACTACCGGGGCCAGGTTCAGGGGTCGATGTTGGTAACCGGCTGCGCGACATGGCACTTTCTGTCCTACCCGCTGGCCTGCTACCTCGACGCATTCCCGGCGTTCCATCTCGTTATTGAGCGCGATGAAAAGTATCACCTCAGTCTGGCGGAGTCGCTCGCCGAGTTCGCCGCTAAATACGAGGCCGCGTTCGCCCGCCTTGTGGAAATGAACGGCGAACCGCCTCCGCCCCGGCAACGCATGATGTTCAGTGCTGATTACAAACCCGGCATGTTCCGAGACGGAGACGTTACACCTTAATTTCAGGCACCTAAATCCAACCGCCCGGCGGGTTATTCCGCCGGGCATTAAAAATGAACTCAATCGAACTCCGAAAGAAATTCCCAAATGCACCCGAGAGCTTTATTCGGGCGAATGCAACTGATGCTTTTGGAATCCTGCCACAGCAGGCGAATGGAAAGCGCATACGCCAGAGCGAAAAGCCACTCATGAACAAGCTGGAGCAAGCGTGGTTCAGCCAATTGAGCATGTTCAGCTTTGAGGGTGAGCGGGTAAACGGACTCAGGGCGCAAGCCATCAAGTTTAAGATCGGCGGGAACGCCTTTTACAAACCGGACATGACTGGCTGGCGCGGCGGCCGACTGACCGCGTGGGAGTGTAAGGGGATGGCCGTAAAGAACATTGACCGGGGCAAGCTCGCCTTAAAGGTCGCGGCTCACCAATGGCCTGAGGTTGATTTCTGGCTGGTGTGGAAACAAGATGGTCAGTGGCAACAGCAAAGGATTTTACCTTAATTTCCCGCCGATGTGGCATGAAAAATATGACCTTAAAATCACCGTTCCCGTACTGGGGTGGAAAGCGTAAAGTAGCCGACGAAATTTGGAAGCGATTCGGGGCGGTGGCAAACTACGTCGAGCCGTTCTTTGGCTCAGGCGCGGTTCTGCTGGGCCGACCGGAGCCATTCAGCCTTGAAACTGTGAATGACGCCGACGGCCTGCTGGCGAACTTCTGGCGGGCATTGCGAGCGGACCCCGATGCTGTTTCTGGGTTCGCTGACTGGCCGGTGAATGAGAATGATTTGCACGCCCGCCACGCTTGGCTTGTCGGCGTCAAAGACTCACTGCAGGCGCGGCTAGAAGGTGACCCAGATTATTTTGACGCCAAAATTGCCGGTTGGTGGGTCTGGGGAATGGCCTGCTGGATTGGGTCTGGGTTTTGCAGTGGCAAGGGACCGTGGTCTGCCCAGGAGGTTGATGGGGCTCGGCAGCTCGTCCGCCTCGGCAGCAACGGTCAGGGAGTGAATCGGCAGCGCGTCCACCTCGGCAACAAAGGTCAGGGAGTGAATCTGCAGCGCGGAGAGTTGATTGAATATTTTCAGCAGCTTGCCGACCGCCTGCGCGGCGTGCGCGTGTGCTGTGGTGATTGGTCCCGTGCGTGTGGCCCGAGCGTCACTTTTAACCATGGTATCACCGGGGTTTTTCTGGACCCGCCATATGCCGACACCGCCAATCGAAACAACAATCTTTACCGCTGTGAATCCAAAACGGTGGCCCACGATGTCCGCGAATGGGCGATTGAACAGGGTAAAAACAAGCTGATGCGGATTTGCCTGGCTGGCTATGATGGTGAACACCAGATGCCGGACAACTGGCTGGTGCACGTCTGGAACGCCGGGGAGGGCTACGGTGGTCAGGCGACCGAGCGAACAGGCAACGGGAAGCGGGAACGGCTTTGGTTTTCGCCGGCTTGTCTCAACCCAGAGCCGCAGCTTTTGTAATTCCGTTTGACTCCCGTAATGCTTATAGTATTGCTTACTCTGCTATGTACGCCAAAATATTCGCCTCCCTTTACCAAGGCACCCTGCGGGGTCGGCCCCATGAAATTCTTGTCTTTACCAACCTCCTGGCACATGCCGACGCCGCCGGGTATGTGGATAAGCATTTTCGGGCCGTGGCGGAGGAAACCGGCTTAACAGAGGAGGAAGTTCGGGCCGCAATCCTCATTTTGGAAGCTCCAGACCCAGAAAGTAGATCACCGGAATGTGCTGGCGCTAGGCTGCTTAGGATGGATGAACACCGGGCATGGGGATGGAAGATCGTGAACCACGGGAAGTATCGCGCCATCAAAAATGAGGATGATCGCCGGGAGCAAAACAAGCTCGCTCAAGCCCGGTGGCGCGAGAAGAATAAGCCGAGCAGTAGTAAGCAGCCATCAGCTGGCGTAAGCGATAGTAAGCAGCCGTCAGCTGGCGTAAGCGAGGTAAGCCCAAGCAGAGGCAGAGGCAGAGGCAGAGGCAGTAAGCAGATGCAACAAGCAGAAGCAGAGGGAAGCGCGCCCGCTCTTCCAACTCAAAAGCAACTCTGTCCCAAAGTGGAGCGAAAACTGCTTGGGGAGGACTGGCTGCAAAACGGGATGGCAACGGAATCAACCAGTCCCCTACCCTACGACGTAATCGCCGCCAAGGTGTGCTCGTTTTTTAACCGGCCAGCTGGCGCGCCGCTTTCCTACATCGAGCAAAGTGCGATCTCTGGAATTTCCCAGAGGGAAAGCGCGCTGTTCGAGTTGAAGGAAATCACCGCCTGGCGCGAGAAGGAAAAGGCGTTTTTTTACCAGTCAATGTCCAAGCTGCTCAGCAACTGGGATGAGGCGCTAGACAAGGCTCGAACATTTGAAGAAAGACAGAAACATGAAAACAATCGCTCAACTGCTCCCGACCGCAATGCAGGAACTTATAACGCCGGACCCCTGTCCGCAGCCGCTAAAGCCAAAGTTCGCTGAATGGCTGGGGTTCGACACCTGCGGCGATCCGGAGTTGGTCAAAATGGCCACGGCGGCCCAGCAATGGGCATCAGCATTCAAGGCCAAGGTGTCCCCGCGCTGGCTTTCGTTCATCGGCGTCAGTGGCACCGGAAAAACTCACATTTGCAAACGCCTCTGGCAATATGCCAAGGCCAATTCCGACTGGAGCCGGATTGATTATTTTCCCAAAATCATCTACTGGCCTGATTTTGTTCACAAACTTCGTTCTGGCTATGTGTTTGAAATGCGCCAAGAGATGAAGCGTTGGCCGGTGTTGTTTTTGGATGATATTGGGGCTGAGCGGGACGCCAGTGGATTTGCCGCAGAGGAGTTAAACACCCTGCTCGGCTGTCGGGTTGACCAATGGACTCTGATTTCCAGCAACAAGGACGCGGACGGACTCAAGGCGGTTGACGGTCGGATTTTCTCGCGTCTGATTCGCGATAAAAACATTTGTGTGGGTGTGAATACCCAAGACTTTTCGGAAAGAAATCTATGAGCCATTGGTATTGTAGAGTCTGCGACGACACGGTCAACATGCCACCGCCGGGTGCCCACGACGCGGCAAAGAATGCCTATTGTGTGGTCTGCCGGAATGACAGCGCTGACTGGAAGTCGGATGATGAGCCGGCCAAACCCACAAAACAGGCCAGCCGGGGCCGCGCCCTGCCTGCTGGCGAGGTTTTGAAGCGGTTGGCGGACATTCGGAGGGGGTTGAAATGAGGGGATTTTGATTTATGAGCAAAAATGAAGTAAATATCAACCATGAAAGATGAAATTTCACCACATGTAAGAAAAGAACCTTTCGGCCGGCCAACGGATTACAGGCCGGAGTTCTGCGAGCAGGTAATCGAGCTCGGTCGGCAGGGCAAATCTCGTGTCCAAATCGCCGCTGTTCTGGACGTTTGTCGAAAAACACTGATCGAATGGGAGAAGGAAAAGCCAGACTTTTGTGACAGTATGACGCGCGCTCGTGAGCTGGCGCAGGCGTGGTGGGAAGATCAGGGCCAGGATGGATTATGGGATTCAGATGCTCGGCGGCTGAATGCGGCGGCGTTCAGATTCCAGATGATCAACCGTTTCCCTCTGGACTGGCGCGACCGTGTCGAGCAAGTTGTGCAAAATCCCGACGGAACATCGATAGCACCGATTCAAATTGTTGTGAGGGGTGCGGAACTGCCAAAGGCGAAAGCATGAAAAGGCGCGTGTCAGTGGTGAAATACTATTGGTACCCAGACGCTTCAGTGTCAATACCAAATGCATCAAAGTGCACAAAACAGGGTGACTTTGTTTTATAAGGGAACGAATTGAATGCGCAAACATCAAACTAGTTTGAATTTTGAGCACTCCAGTTTATGAGCTTCGCGGTGGCAATGGGGAGCTTTTCACGAGCACCCAGCAGGAGGTGATGTGTTCAGGGCCCGCTGAAACCGGGAAGACGGTTGCCTCCATTTTAAAGCTGCACGCGATCTGTGAGGCGGTGCCGGGCTCGCAAATGGTGATGGCCAGGAAAACATTCTCATCTCTGGTCGGCTCGTGCGTGATGACTTACAAGCGCGTCGTGCAGCCGGAAATGCGCGGGATTGTGGCGTATGGCGGGGAGAAGCCCGAGCGTTTCATTTACCGGAACGGCTCGCAAATCTGGCTGGCTGGGTTGGATAATCCGGGCCGGGTTTTGTCGAGCGAGCGCGACGGGATTTACGTAAACCAGGCCGAGGAGCTCGTGATCGACGACTGGGAAACGCTGTTGACGCGCGTGACTGGTCGTGGCGCGGTGGTGGCCAATCCGCAGCTCTGGGGCGACTGCAACCCCGGCGGCTCGATGCATTGGATTCGCAAGCGGCAGAGCCTAAGAATGATTGTCACCACGCACCACGATAATCCATCACTCTACACGGAGTCAGGTGAACTGACCCCTCAGGGCGTCAAGTCGATGGCCGCACTGGATGCTCTAACAGGGGTTCGGAGACTGAGGCTCAAGGATGGGATTTGGGCCACCGCAGAGGGGGCAGTTTACGACATGTTCAACCCGCAGATTCACGTCGTTGAACGTGGCGAGCGTGAAATGAAAAGGTGGTTTTTGGCAATGGACATCGGGTACGACAACCCGGCGGTGATCCTGCTCATAGGCGAGGATGGAGATGGCCGGCACCACTGCTTCAAAGAATTCTACCAGCGGGGCGTACTTCCGACTGACTTGATCACCAAGGCCGAGGAGTGGTTTTCTGAATACCATTGCGAATTTGCGGCAGTGGATGAGGCGGCGGCCGGCATGATTGCTGACATGCGAACCCGTGGAATAAACGCTCACGGCGCGAAAGGTGGAGTCCTGTTCGGCATCGGCCAGGTACAGGACCGGCTGAAAACCATGGGGGACGGCCGTCCCAGGTACACTGTTAATCCGTCATGCTTGAACCACATAAACGAGTTTGAGTCGTATGTCTGGAAGCCGGAAAAGGACATGCCTGTAAAAAAGAACGATCACAGCATGGACGCTTACCGCTATTTGTTGGATTATCTCCATGAAAATGGCGAAGCCGGCCCGATCACCGCCCTTTACGATTCGCGCCGCTCTCAAATAATCTCTGGAAGGTTTGACCGGACTTGTGCTGGGTGAGATCACCTCTGAAAAAGGATTTGTCGATCCGCCAGAATAGAAATATTCCTTGACTTTAATATGGTTATGAAGCAATGGTTGCTTCAGATTGAACGAATCGACCGCCAATTATTCGCAAGCTGCCGTCGGACTCCCCATGGGACTTGACCCCGACAACGCGGGCAAGGCGTCGCCAAACACGAACTTTTTCAGCCCAACACAAACCCCCAGCAACACACCCGGCGGTGGCGTGTCGCAGGAGGAGCTGGTGCGGCGGTCAAATTATTGGCGCGATAATTACAACCCGCTGCGCGGTCTCACCATCGCGCGCCTCATGTACCTGTTTGAACAGTCGGAACGCGGGGCGTTCGTTGAGACGCAATTGACGCTACGCAAGGCGGAAAAGCGGTTTCCGGTTTTACGCGGGTTTGAAGAGAAACTTGTCAGCCACATCAAGGAGCTCGAGTCAAAGGTCAGGGTGAAAGAACAGTTGCCGGAGGGGGCCACCCCAGCAATGGCGGAAGCGCAGCGCAAATTTCTGCAATCCCGTTACGACCTGCTGAAGAACTTGAAAACTTCCATTTGCCAACTCGCGCTGGCCGACCTGCGCGGTTACGCCGTTCTGCAAAAGCATCGATACCAGGGCGGGCCAAATGACGCGGCAGTCGAGGAGCTCTACTGGCTCGAGCCGTGGTGCTGGGCGCGCGACGGGTTTTATGGTGATTTTTACTATAACGTCAATTCCCTGATAGGAATCGGACTGGGGTCCTGCAAGCCGACTCTGGGCGAGGAGAACCGAATCGGCAGCGTCAAAATGCCCCGTGAGGATTTCGTGATCCAGGAGGCAGAAGCGCCCCTTTACGAGATCGCCTTGATTTCGTTCGTGAACTGGCTCATGGGCCGGAAGGATTTCGCATCGTTCACGGAGATTTTCGGCCTTCCAAATTCTGTGGTGATCATGCCTCCCGACATAGCCAAGGGTAAAGAAACGGCTTACCAGGCGGCGGCTGAGGACGTGGCGCGCGGCGTGTCTGGCGTACTTCCTCACGGATCAAGCGTTGAGTTTCCCTCCCAAGGGGTCCGCGGCGACTCCCCATTTCTTCCATTCACTGGCGCGCAGGAGGCCGACTTGGTTCTGGCTGGTACGGGTGGTGTTCTGACCATGCTGTCAATGCCTACCGGCATCGGCAAAGGGGCGAGCGAAGAGCATGCTGTAGCCTGGCAAAAGATTGCGGTCACCAAGGCCAGCAGCATCAATGACACGCTGCAACGTGACTTCGACGCCCCGGAGCTGGCGGCCGCATTCCCTGGCCAGCCAGTTTGCGTGTATTTCGCGCTGGCCACAAAGGATGTTGACGACGTTTCAGCCCTGGCCGACACCGTCGTCAAGTTGGAGGGCGTCAACCTGCAAACCGACGCCTCGGAAATCAGCGAACGCACGGGCATCAAGTTGACCCGGGTTGCTCCGCCTGATCCTTCATTTTCCGCCGATGGCACACCCACCGACAACCAAAACGATCCAGCCGCGCCATCGGCGAAACTTTCCAACCGGGCCATCGATGATCCGACCGACCTTTCCGAAACCCTGGCTGAGATGCTTTTGCCGCTCATGAAGCGACTGGAAGCCATTGCGGCCATTGACGACGCCACCATTCAGCAGCACATGGTTGAGAAGCTGCTTAAGGATTTCCCGGCCATTGAAAAGGCGATCCAGGCCGACAACTCGCTTGCCAAGGGGCTTTCGCCAATGCTTGAGGATTCGCTATTGAAAGGGCTTTCCAAATGATCACGATTCTAAACCGCGATTTCCAGCACCCGACGGACGGCTGGTACATGATCGAAGAGGCGGGAACGCATCCAAACCGCGCTGCTGGCGTCGTTCAGGTGATCGACAAGGACGCAACGGAATCGATCGTGAACAAATTCAACCAGGATGCCAAGGCTGGCACTCTCCGGCATGGCTCCGAAATGCTGATTGACCACGAGCATTTCTCCGACCAGCCCGACCAAGAGACGCGCGCCTACGGGTGGCTCCAGGAATTGCAGAATCGGGATGATGGCGTTTACGGAAAAATCCGATGGACCACAACTGGCAAGGCCGCCGTGGACGGTGGCGACTACCGATTCTTCTCGACCGAGTACTCATCGGATGCGCTTGAAAAACTGGACGGAAAGAAAGTGCGGCCGCTGCGCCTGGGCGGTCTTACGTTGACCAACATGAACAATAACCGGGGGCAGAAGCCCATAACCAACCGGTGGAAACCTACAATGAAAAACATCGCAGAAACATTTGGCTTGCCGGCTGATACCAAGCCGGAAGCCGTTCTAAACGCAATTTCCAACCGTCTTGAATCTGATGGTTCAATCAAAAACGGTGATTACGTCGGACACCCATTCCACGGCAACCAGTACGGCGAGGGCGAAGGCGAGGGTGGAAAGGAAAACAAGGCCAGCGCCAAGGCGCATGAAGCCACAAAAGGCGCTAACGACAAGGCGTCCCATGAGAAGGCGTCCAAGGCGCACGCGCGCGCCGCAAAGCTTCACCGAGCCGAAGGAAATGATGCGGCTGCGGATTATCACGAGCACATGGCCAAGTTTCACGCCGGAAAGGCATGGAAAGCAAACAATCGCGTTCATAACGATTCCAAGGATGGTGATCCCGACGACTCAGACGCCTGCAAATGCAGTGATGACGCCAACGCCGCCAGCATGGAGGCCGACGGAAAGCGCGGTCACCTGAAGGCTGCGGCCCTGCACAAGGAAGCGGCGGACGCCCACGAGGAAGCCGGCAACGATGATCAAGCCGTGTTTCACAAAAACGCCGCGAAATTTCACGCGGAAAAGGCTGGCGTGGTGAAAAACAAAGCCGGTGGCAATCCCGCCCCGGCGGCAGACAACACACTGAACATGAGCAAAATTGCAACCACATTGGGGCTTGCCGCCGATGCGTCTGAGGATGACATCTGCGCTGCAATGCAAAACCGCGAAATCGGCGAACTGCTGACCACGCACAAAATCACCGACCCGGCCCGGGTCAAGCGACTGACTCCGATCCTTGCCAGTCTCGCCAACCGCGAAGCCAGAGTTGCCATGCTGGCCGAGATCGCCCCGTCAAAGGGCGGCACCACGGTCCTGAATCGTGGCAACGGCGGCGAGTCAACCAGCCGAGACATCGGCGAGCTTCACGAAAAGGCCAAGGCCGTCAAGATCACCAACCGCGTCAACATTCTCAAGGCCCAGGGCTTGAAGCATGACCCGGCTTGGAAGCAGGCGACTCAGGAAATCGCCGAAGGCAAAATCTAACCAACCGCAACCAATCATCAAAAATTTATGAGTTCTGCCCTTTTTGTTCGCGATTACGCGATTTATCAGGAATCCGCCACGGACCTTTCGTCCGCCATCGGAAAGACGGTAATTTTCACGGCTGGCGCTCCCGTCGTCAGCTCTTCCGCCACGGTCAAATCGATTGGCATCGTGCTTGATGCGCGCACCAAGTCCAATGTTGTCAACGGCGTCACCAACACCACCTACCTGAACTCCATCGGTATCCTTGGCGGATTTCCCGGCACCTGTCGCGGGTCGATTTCCGCCACGCAAGCCACGCCGATCACGTTCGGAACGCTGCTGGCTCAGTACAGCGACGGGACGCTGGTCTCTGACCCTGGTTCCGGAGCGCGCGTTATTGTCGGCGTCATGTGCGACCCCAACGGCGCAGTGGCTGGCGACCTGTGCGAAATTGCGGCGTGCGAGGCCACCTATTACGCCTCATAGTAAACCAATCAACCACCACCATTTAACAACAAAATAATATGGCTTTTAACGGAACATTAGGTTCGGCAACACTGAATTATCAGCTGACTTCTTACGCGCAAGGTCTGTTCAACGACCTTGCCGACGTGATCAAGCTCGCTGAACGTCTGGCCCCCACCACGCCGGTCCCCGGCGCAAACGGCCAGTTCAAGAAATTCGACGACAAGAATTCTTTCATGCCGGAAAAAACCGCCCGCGCTTTGGGTGGCGATCCGGTTGTGATTGCATTCAGCGCGACGGATGACTATTACAATTGCAAGCCGCAGGCGCTCGAAGTCCGGGTGGACAAGGAGGAGGACCAGGCGGCTGGCAATGCGGGCGGAGACGTTCAGCAGAACTTGCTGGACCAAGGCAAAATCCGCGCGCTCGTCAACAAGGTCATGCTCTCGCACGTTATTGACGTCGCCAACGCCGTAGTTGCCGGCACCACGGCGCAGTCCGGTATTGGCACATGGAGCGACCCGAACGTTGACCCGATTGACCAAATCAACCAGCAACTGCTTGGCATCGCGCAGGATGTAGGCAGCACGCAAAACGTCAACATCACGATGGACCTGAGCGTGTGGAACACGATTCGGACGCATCCCAAGGTGAAGGCGCGCGCGCTGTTTGGCTCGGGCGCGGACGTGGCGACCATCAGTATTTCCCAGCTCAACGCGGCATTGATTTTCCCTTGTGACATCATGCCTGCCAATGTGGTTTACGATCAAACCCGCCTGAATCAGACTCCCAGCAAGGCGCGGGTTCTCTCCGGCGTGTGCCTGATTCATTACAGCCTGCCGGGTGCCACGATTTACGACCCGAGCGCGTTCAAAACATTCACCGTTGGCGCGGCGGGCTTCCTTGGCAACGTGCGCACGTACATCGCCCCCAACCAGCTCTGGCGCGGCCACCTGGTGGACTGGAGCCGGGATATTCACCAAACGTCAACGCTGTCCATGCGCCGCCTCAACATCAACTAACCAGCCCACCGAAAGCATTCAAAAATATGAAATTCTTAAATCGAATTCTGGTTGCGGCCTTCGCCATGGCGCTGGCTGTGACGGCATCGGCTCAGGTTTCCGCGTTCCACTTTGTCAGTCTGACAAATCTTCCGGTGTGGCCCTCCTACACACTCACGAACGGCACCGCGGTAACTTTTCACCAGCCGAATCAAGGCGTAAACGTCACGACGAACTACGTTTACAACTGGATCAATTCCGGCCTGGGCATTCAATCCACGTTTGCGGTGCCCTACTTTTCGGCGGCAACCAACGCGACCGGCGTAGGCCAGACCATCTACGTTTACCCGTCGGTTGACGGAACCAACGCGCTGCCGTTGTGGGCGACGCTGGCCAGCTCATCGAATCCGCAAACCAACGTGGTGATCTACGGTACGAACTGGAGCGAATTGCAGACTCGGGGGTTTGCCGGGTTTTTCCTGACGGTCTCAAATTCGTGTTCGCTGCCGATCATCACCGGCGGCACCATCACGAACCTCAGTGGCGGGACGACGAACGTTTACAATGCCGGTGTGCTGATAAACCAGTTCAATCGATAAAACTGAAAGGAGGCGACTCCGATCTAGCGCCGGCGGTGCCAGGGCACCGCCGGGAGTTCAAAACCCGATGTCAAACTGGATCACCATAACGATCGCCGACCTGTACAACTCGCAGGCCGCTGCCCTGATTGATGCCGCGAACTCGGTTTCCTTGAGCGTCAATAAGCCCGGCCAAGCAGATCAGGTTTCGCGAGTGCCGGGCATAATTGCGGATGTCACGATGGAAATCCGCCGCCGGGTTGCGCGGTGCAATCAGCTCGACCAAGTGGTTACCGCCATCCCGTCCGGGTTGAAACCGCTCGCGGTTGACATTATTTTCTGCCGGCTCAAGGTGGCCATGCAGATGGCGCTTAGCGAGGATGAGCGAGCGACACTGAAGCAGCGCGAACGCCAGCTTGATCGCATCGCCGATGGGTCGGATATGGTTGACCCACCCGACACCTCCATCG